GTTGCCATTATTCTATTTTTAAAAATTCAGATTCAGCGTATTCTAAAAACCATTCTTTGTTAGTTTCGTACTTTTCTATAATAGCTTCTAACATTACTAACTCATCAATAGTTTTAGTTGCTAATTTGTGTACTAAACTTTCTATCTTTCTTTCTATGTTTAAAAGCATTTCAGGTTCTGATTTGTGCATTTTAACATATTCTTCACTTACAATATGTTCTAAGTCCTTATTTAAGCTATTAATTCTATTCTTTAAACTTTGTCTATATTGTGTAGTTGTTTTTAAATTATCATTAGCTTCTAATAATAGTTGACCTAATATAATTGACTTTAAATATTCTAGTTGTATTATATTCATATTTCTTTTAAAATGTTTTCTGGGTTAATTTTTAAGTAAGTTACTTCTTTAGATACTTTGTAGCGTAAACTAAAGTGTGTTGATGCTGGGTTTTTGTGGTTAGTTTCCCAATCAGGGTTTATCTTTAATAAATTCCAAAAGTAAATACCTCTTGGAGTAGAATTAATATAAATAGGTATATCCAAATGCTTTTCACATTCTGATATCATAGCATCGTACTTCTTTTTTTCTAAAAGCATATTATCGTAGTGTGCTGTTCTACATTTCAACTCTATTCTGTGTTTGAATTGTGGTGAGTAGCAATCCCATCGACTCATTTGGTTTTTAGATTTAACCAAATCTTTATAGATATTCTCTTTTAAAAAAAGAAATAGATCTTGTTCTTTCCAGTTATGCATCTTGCTGAGTTTCGTAAACCTTTCTTAAGTCGTTCAAAGTATCCCTCCAGCAACTAGCACAGTTACTGTCTTGTATTACTTCATTAAATACAGCTTTATAAATATCTTTAATTCTCCATTGTTCTTTTGGAGTTAAGCTATCTTTTTTAAATTCAAAGTAAGGTAGTAAAAATTCTATATCTTCTTGCTCTAAGCAGTTTGGTTTTCTGTAAGTCCAAAGTTTATTTAAAACTTCTTTTCTACTCTCGCACCCACAATCTATTCCTGTAGCTTTAGATACAGCTTCTACTACTGCTTTGATTCCTGTAGCAGTTGTTATTTGCTCTACAGTATCACCTAATCCTTTTGGTTTTCTTTTTGCCATAATTTATAGTTTTAAGTTATCGTAATCTTCTTTTAATAGTTCTTTTAATTTTTCTTTATGCTTTTTTAGTGAGTGGAATATACTTACAAAACTTATTCCTGTTTCTTTTGCTAATCCTCTAATACTTATGTTAGAATCTCTATAAATAGAAAATAGCTTTTTATCGTACCAATCCCAGTTGTTTACTTCTGATTCTGCTTTAGTTCTAAAGTTATTCCATTCTAACTCTTTTTCTATATCAAAATCATCAATCAAATTATAAATTTCTTCGTTTATTTCGCATTTTACTATTCGTTTCTTAATATTGTAAATTTGAAAGTGTATATTTCTTATAATAATAAAGCAATAACCTCTATTCAATTTGCCATTAGTAAACATTTGTTCTTCTGTTACTTTGTATTTATGTAACAATAAGTAAAATTCTTGTACGATATCTTCTGCAAATTCGCTATCAAATACTGAAGCTAACTCTACAAAATAATCGTGGTGTTTTGCAACTTGTTCTAAGATTCCCATAGAATGTTTATAGATAATACTCCTAATAAAACTTGTATTGTATGGTATTTTTCTTCTTCTTCTTGATCTACATCATACAAAAAACCTACCATAAAGCCGTGTATAATTGCAAATTGTAATTCTTTACCTGTATAAACTGCCCAAGTAATAAGCGTAAATATTAATAAACTAATAAGCGATATCATAATTAAAAATTTTAGCTTTTATTTTACCTATTTTTGTTTCTCTTAATGCTGGTTTAACTTGTATGTTAATCTCTACATTAGTTAGTTCGGAATCTTGCTTTAAAATCGTTTTAAATGCTTGTTCAATAACTCCAAAATCTAAATTATCTTCAATATCAATTAACTGCTCAATCATTTCTAACTTAAAAGTAATATCTTTAAAGTAAGCAAGTAGTTCTGAATTATCAGAATTATAAACTAGCATCTTTGCAGTAGTAGTTTTTAAATCAGAAATATGATTTTTTATTGTTATTTTTTCCATTAGAATAATTTTTGCTGATTTGTATGATTTGTTATTCTTTCTATTGCTTTATTATAGTATTCAGTATCTAATTCGCAAGCTGTTAAATCAAAACCGTAATCGTGGCAAGCTATAGCTATTGAACCTGAACCTAAATGTGTATCAAGTATTTTATTTCCTTGTTTTGCGTATTTATCAATTAACCATTTGTATAATTGTGGTGGTTTTTGTGTTGGGTGAAACTTCTCACTTTTGTTTAAATAAGCAGAATATCTAAATATTTTGTTAGCACCAGAAAATGAAGTCCAAGCATACTCACAATCTGAAAAAGACAATCCTTCAGGTATTTCTTTATCCCAAATAATAAACTTATTACAAATTCCTAAATTAAAATAATTTCCACCCCATATAATTTGATTTTTGCTTACTCTAAATAATTCATTAAAATATTCATCTGAAGGTATTGCATTATCCCAATCTTTTGATTTCCATTTTCTGTTTTTAACTTTTGATGCTTTTGGTGTATTGCCTATCCCCATATTCATATTAGCTAAATCAATTCCGTAAGGTGGATCTACAATAGCTAAGTCAAAGTACTTATCAGGGTACATTTTCATTAGCTCCATATTATCTTCGTTAGTAATTCTTATTTTATTTGTAATTTCCATTGTTCAAATATATTAATAAATTTTTAATAAGTAGATAACTAAAAGTCCAATCCTTTAATATTTTTTGCTTGTAGTAAATTTACACCTGCATAAGTAAAACCAATATTGTTAGGCATCATTCTTAATTTAATAGGTGAATCTATAGAAGTTGGTCTACCACCTGTTTCTACTTCTTTAACTTTTCTAATATGTATTTCGCTAATCATCCAATCCGTAGGATGTTGTGTATATCTATGAATAGTAAATACATCATCTGCTCTATTACCCCACTTACCACCACCCTCTACATCTGCCATATTAGGGGGAACTGGTAAACCATTATATTCGTGTTCTTTTTGGTGCGTTCTTCTTAAAGCTTCTGTAACAGCGTGAGTATTTAACCAAATTGATATTTGATTTTCTTTACAAAATAAACGCATTTCACTAGATACTTGATAATCATATTCGTGGCTACCTACATTTTTCATTAAATCTCTATCTTTTGCAAGTGAGTTATAAGGATCAATAAGTAAAGCATCGTAATGCCATTCATTATGTATTTCTTTAGCTTCTTTAAGCAAATCTTTGTAAGTATATAGTTTATCTACATCAATAATTTTAAAGTGCTGTAATACCCAGCTTAAACCATATTCTATTTCATCATCAGTCATTTGCTGTATAGCTTTATTCCTAGCAAATTCTAGTATTTTTCTAGCTACTGAAGTTGAGGTATTTTCACTTGAAAAGATTAACCACTTAATATTATGCTTTATTGTGTACATAGTCATTAAGTAAAGAATAACAGTAGTTTTACCTACATTACTATGCCCAATTATTACATTAAAATTTGATGGCTTAAACCTTATATGCTCATCAAATTCAGGAATATTAATTTTTAATCCCTCTTTTAATCTACCATACTTTACATCAAGTATGTTTTTTTGTATATCTATTAAATTTGCTAACATAGTTTTTTGTTTGTTTAAAATTTTATACCATTATTAATTAAGTATAAAATGTGTTTTTCTTTAGTATCTAGTATTTCACCTTTTAACCCTATATATATTTTGTTTTGTATATCTAACTTTATTAAGTTATGTGCGTTTCTATGGTTAAATTTTTCTATTATAATAATATCTTCTAAAAATTCATCATTATAATTCCAATGATGTAAATGGTGTGTTTTAGGAACTGCTTTAAATTTTCTTCTAAGAGATTTATATTTAGCTGAGTTTTTCCAAGTTTTCTCAGAGTCCCAAATTTTTTGTTTTTCTTTATAGTTTAATCTGTAGTATTTTTCTTTACTTCTTTCTCTTTCTAATATTAAGAAGCTTTCATCTTTAGATTTTATTTTATAACTATCTCTAGTATCTTTTTTATTACATTCTTTACACTTGTTTAATCTACCATCAGAAGTAGCTGGATGTTTATAAAAATCATCTAATTTTTTTTCTAAATTACATTTAAAGCAAATCTTTGTACTCATAATTTTTTATATATTTAATATTACAAATACAAAGATAATACTTTAAAATGGATAACTAGATAATTAAAATGGTAAATGTGTTTCTAAAACTTCTGCAGCATTTACTTTAATATCCCTAACTTTATTGTGGTCTGTATTGGTTACCACTTTGTCAGCTACCTTTACATTTCCATCAGTCCAAACTACTTTACCGTTACCTGCATAGTTTCTTGGTT